TGACCGCCCGGCCATGAGTAGTCGATTCACGGTCTTTTGTACGTCCTCCTTCTTCAGCCTGGCGACCTTGATCGTGCCGAGGTCTGGCACCAGATACCACGCGACATAATTGCGGTAGCTATACAGCGTCGACGGCCGAACACGCGGCGCGACCGTTGCGGTCAGCCACTGCTCCAGATGTTGCGCAACCGATACGCGCGTGCCGTCGATGGACAGGCCGTTGCTGGCAGCGCGCTGGATCTCAGTGAGTTTCTCGCTGACATCGCGCCGGGTCGTCCCGTAGACAACCCGTCTCCGTGCCTTCCCATTGTCGTTGCGACCTATGGTGATCGATCCGCACCACCGTTTGTCGCTCTTCCGATAGTAGATTGAGCCTTCGTTATTGCCCCGTTTCTTGCTCATTGGTGCCCTCGCACCCGCCTATATCCGGTCGCGCCAAGTGTAGCCGCCGGCTGCAACCGGCGCGACGGGCTCTTGGTCGGCTATCCACTGGCGGAGCGCTTCCACCGAGACCAGGATCGACGTCCCAACGCGAATGGCCGGCATCTCACCGCTATGAATAAGCTCATACACACGCGACCGCGAAAGACCGAGTGTTTCGGCGACTTCGACAGGGCGTAACGTCAATTTGTCCACTGGTTTGTCCTTTCTTGCGTATCTATCGCTTTCGGTGGTCGTCATAGAGCCAGGGCTTGTCGCGCGTCGGACCGATGCCGGCGCCGTGGCCGATATGAAACCGGCCGCAGATCAGACAGCGATAGGCGCCGATCGGGTCGCCCGAGACGGCCGCGCGTGCCGTCGCACTCCAGCGCGCGACCCGCAGCGTCTTGTACTTGGTCTTGCCGGCGTGACTGCGCCAGGAGACCGGCCGCCGGCGTCTCATGACGCGTGTGCGGCAAGCTCGGCCTTGCGGGCGGCGATGCGTCCTCGTGCGCAGTCTCGACAGTAGTCGGCGCCGGTGATGAAAATACTGCGCTCGGTCTCATGGCCAGGCCCGACGAGCACCCCGCAGCCCTCGCACTTCTCATGCGTCAGCAATGGCTCGTGGCACACCGGACAGGAGCCATCTGCTAGCACGGCCGCTTTGCGATGATGCACCGGTGGGACGTCGTCGATCGAGGGGATCGACGGTGCAGTTGCGACGATCGGCTCAGACGCCGGTTCTGGTAGCTCCTGTGGCTTGTCAGCCTTCGGGCGGGTCGACCAGGTCGACCCGGTATGGGCGCGGGCTTTGTGAACGCTGAGCGCATGCTGGCTCTTGAACGTCCGATTGCAGAGGTCGCAAGCGACCTCTGTCGCCACTTCAGGCGTCGCCGGTGGATTCTGGTTCTCTGGAGCAGCCTGTGATGCCGGCGCAGTTACTGCCATGAGCGCCGGCGGGGGCTGGATGCGATGGACTTTCATCTGGTGCATGCTGAGGGTCAGGGGCGTCTCGAATCGCGCGTCGCAGTCCGGACAGGCGTGCTCGCCCGTGATGGGCTTGCGGCGCGGCTTGGCATGGACGCCGTGCATACGCAACCGATGCATGCCGAGCGCCCGTTTCTTCACAAACGATTGTGGACACTCCGGGCAGCGAAACTCGCTAGACTCGCCTGGGAGCTGCTCAGCGTCGGCAACACCATGCATGCGCGTGCGATGCCGTTTGAGATTCCAACGATCGCCGAAGCCCTTGCCACAATCGTCGCAGACGTAGGGACGATCGGACTGCGGTGCCGGAAGCGCGGGCTGCTGTTTCTCAGGAAGTGCCGGCGCAACAGGCGCTATCGTCTGCGTCTGGAGTAATCCCTGCATGCCTAGCAGCGCCAGCACGGCGTCGACGTTGGCGACGGGTCCCAGCGGAAACCGATCGATAATCGTTCTGGTCTCAGTTTCATGGTGGGTCGTGACGAGATTCACGTCGCCGTCGATAGCGATCAACAATGCGCTATCGGGCGCATCCAGAAATTCAGCAATACCCATCTTGTTCTCCTATGGTCCGATATCGTTCATCGTGCGCAGCCGCAGGCCGTCATAGACGGTCACGAGACGCGGATTTGGCGAGATGGTCAGGCGCTTGCTCGCATAGCGATGGCCCATCTCGCGGCCCCAGGCGTTCTGTGTGAGTGGCCGCTGCTCGCCGCGCGCCTTCGCCCAGTCGTTGTAGTTCGTGTAGGCTTCGCTGCTCACGAGATAGGCGCCGGCCTCGTCGATGCAGCTCTCGACGAGCCACTTCCCGACTTCGTCGCTCTCCCGCCGGTAGGCCGTCGTCGCCTGGTCGACCGCCAGAGCACTGCCGAGGCCGGTCGCTTGCCAGGCGGCGAGGCCGGCAAGCGACCAGTTCAGAATGCCCGGCAGTTCGTGCAGCAGCTTCGCGCCCAGCTGCCGGTCCATCGTTTGCTCGAAGCTGGCGTCGAACGGGATCAGGGCGATACGTCGCCAGATGCCGCGGTCTGTCCCACGGATCCCCGGCTTATAGTTCATCGCCATCCAGATCTTGAAGCTGGGGATATAGCTAAAGAACTCGCCATACAGGAAGCGGCAGGTGATGGGATCGCCGCCGGTTACCTGTTTGACTTTTGCCTCGTCGAGCCGCCGGTCGTCGTTGGTCTCAATAATCGTCACGAGGCGCCGCGCCCGGAGCATTGCCAGGTCGTTCGTCGCCTCGCTGCGCTTCTCGGCATCAAACGTGTGAAAACTGGCCGTCGCCGCGTACTCGCCGAAGAGCGCCTGCAGCGTGCCCAGGAAGACAGACTTGCCGTTCGCGCCCTGGCCGTGGCACAGGAAGAGCTTCTGCTCGCTGGTATCGCCCGTCAGGCTATAGCCCACGGCGCGCTGGATATAGGCGATGAGATCGGCGTCGCCGGCGAAGACCTCGCGTAAGAACTGCTCCCAGCGCGGACAGGTCGCCGTCTGGTCGACGTGTGTGCCCAGCTGCATCGTGATCATGTCGGCTGCGCTGGCCGGGCGCAACCGGCGCGTGCGCAGATCCAGCGTGCCGTTGACGACCGTCGCCAGCCAGGGATCCTGATCGTACTGGTCGATGCGGGTTGCATACGGGCTGAGCGTCTGCGCGACCTCGAGCTGCGCCCGGAGCTTGGTCGCGTTCTCGCTGCTGACAGCGTGCGTCGTGAGCTTCTTGCGTCGATCCAGGCTCTGCTCGTGCACGGCCGCCTGGTAGCGATTGCGGACAGTCAGGAGCGCGAAACGCTGCGCGATGCCGGCACTATCGACCTGCCAGCGCTGGCCGCTCCAGGAGAGCCAGCCGTTACTGCGCCGGCGCGTGTGGTCGAACCTGAGCAAGTCGGGATAGAGCGCGACGAGGCACTCGGCGTTCCCGGCGTCGGAGAGATTGGCGTCGAGCAGGATGCGCGGCGTTTGCGCTTGACTGGGAGCCTGTACACGCGCCTGTACATGTACAGATGCGCTGCCTGTACTTGTACTTGCCGGCTTCGCCTGCGTACCTGGCAGGTCTGGCAAGCTCGCGAGGTCTGCGGCACTGCTGGCGCCGTGCAGGCCGCAAAAGTCGGCCAGGTCAAAGCCGTCGCTGCCCTGCAGGTCGACAGCACGGACGACATAACCTGCGTCCTGCAGCTGCTCCAGGACTTTGGGTGCGGCCTTCCGGCCCTTGTCGTCGCTATCGAAGACGATCAGGATCTCGACGTCGCCGTCCTGCAGGTGCTGCGGTGGATAGGCAGCGACGAGTGCCTTGAGACTGTCGGGCGTCAACTTCTTCTCGCCCATGTTCTGACAGGTGGTAGCGACACCGTGATGCTGGGCGACGACGGTGCTCGCCTCGCCGTTGCAGAGCACCAGCGGCTGGGTCGATGCCTGCGCGATGCTGAGCGCTTCCTGCAGGCGATAGAGGCAGGCTTTGTAGCCGCCAGCCTGGATATAAGTGTCTTTTGAGCCATCTATGAGCCGGTAGCGTGCGCCGTGGGGCGTTGGGAAGCTGAGCGCGGGCTGCGCGAACCAGAACGCATTCTGCCAGCCGGCGGCGACGAAGACCGACTCGGCGACGTGATGGGCTTGCGCATAATCGGCGAGGTCGACGTACGCGCGTTTGGTGCCCGACGGCGGGACGGGCACGGGCGTCTGCTTCGGCAGATTCAGGAGGTCGCGCAACTTGTAGAGTGAGCCGCCGGTGTCGTCACGGTGATCGTACCAGGCACCGTACTCGCCGTCCGGATCCAGATCCAGCGTGAAGCTGTGCGAGTTTGAGTTCGCACGGAGCGGCGAGTTGCAGCGCCAGGAATATTGCCCGGTCTGCTCAAGGTCGTATGCCGCCAGATAGGCGAGCACCTGGTCGCCCGTCGTCATGCCGAGAGACGTGGTGCGAATGTCTCAACGAGAACGGGATGTTCTCGTTGAGCGGCTTTCATGCTCAGGCACGTCTTGATGCGAGGTCCAACCCTAACGATGAAGAATGTCGTAAAGTCTGTCACACGCGGCTCGATACGCCACGCAACATTGTTGGTTGTCCCGAAGATTGGATCGCCGTTTGCCTGTGAATTGAACATCGTCAGGAGTTCGCTCGGATCTTTCGGTCGCATCGTGCACCTGCCCCTATCGTTATTCCTCGCGCCAAAGTTGATGTCGGATGATCTTGTGCGCTGTGGCTCCGCTCACACCGAAGTTGGCACCCAGAACATGGAAAGGCATCGGGTTATCGTTGTAATAGGCCCGCATAGACCTCACGCGATCCCATGTCAATTTCGCAGTTCCAACTCGCTCACCGATTGCGGCTGTGCGTCGTCCCTTCTTGTACATATCACGCATATTGTCGAGATGTGTTCCCGGCCAAAGGTGTGCCGGATTGACACAGATCGGGTTATCACAGCTATGGCAAACATCGACCCCATCCGGAATAGGGCCATTCGCAAGTTCAAACGAAACACGATGCGCGTAGAGATCTTTTCCTGTCGCTTTCGTTCCAAGCCAGAATCGACCGTAGTCACCATTAGCACAATGAAAAACACCGCCCGTCCAAATCCAACAGTTGTCTGTCTTTTGGACCTTCGACCAAAATCGCTTGAGATCCTTGTCGTTCATCGTGTTGTCCCTGTCGTGAGAAGCCGCTGCACATCCTTTCCCAGATTGACAGCGTGTGCACTGGTGACGGCTTGTCCACCGCTCGCTTGAGCTAATCGACGTAAAAATTCCTCGCCAGGTCCGCCAGCCGACCCACAGAACACCGTCGAGATCTTGGACGTGTACTTCGCGGCCTCACGCAAGGCTGCCTCCTCGCTATCCGGTTGGCCATCGCTGATCACCGTAAAGCTCATGTCGCAGTCGTCGGCGACACGCGCGAACTTGAGCGCACCGGCGAGATCGGTACTGGAACCGAGATTCGTTGGAACGCCCGACGGGCAGAATTCGACGCCTGACGAGAAGCTAATTACGGCGATCTTGCCCGGCAGTGTTGCCTGTAAGGTCTTGAGTTCGTCGCAGGCACGCTCATAGCGGGTCTTCGTCTGGCCACGCTTCCGGCCCTCGTTGATGGTCCGAGCCGGCTCGCTATCGACGGCGCCCATGCTGCCGGATGTATCAACGATGATGCAGTGATCGCAGGTCACGAAGGATTCTGCGAGGCTGCCGCCGTTGGCCGTTGCGATGGCCTGGAGGCTCCCAGGCACGATGCTGGTAGATGTGTTCATGAGTTACTCCATTCCCAGAGACCTTGACGCCCGCTAGCTGTCACCGGCGGGTCAAGGCGCGTGATGTCGTCGAGCAGCCAGGCGAAGCGACCGGGCGAGTAATCGCCGTAGTTCCACTCTGGTGTGAGCAGGACGTTCGTCAGAAACTCGTCGGTCGTCGGCAGGACGTCGACCAGGCGGCAGGTTGCGAGGACGACGCCGAACGGGAGATCGGCGAATGTCTCGTAGCCGGCGTCGATCAGTGCATACGGCAGTGGCTCTTCGGCATAGAATGCCTCGATGTCCCAGGGCACGCGCTTGCTGGCGTGAATGGCCAGCGGCCCGCGATAGCGCGTCGCCCAGTTGCGCGTCTCGATGCGCTTCGCACCGATGGCGATGAGCGACGCCCACGGCTGCCAGAGGGTGATCGCTTTCATGTCGGCATATCCGTGTTGACATAGGTGATTGTGATCACGTGATAAAACTCTGGCACCTCGTCTTCTATTTGTGGACCTAGCAGCGTTTGCGATGAGACTACGCCAGTCATTCGGGCATGCGGGCATTCCGTAAGAAACTGATCGAGTTGCTCCATGGCCTCGAATGTAATTTCCTCAAGGTTGTAACCATGTGCCACAAAAATCGTTATACGCATGACTAAATCCACCAGGTGACTTCGTAGCTGTCGCCGTAGACGGGCCAGCTCGAGACCATCGTCCGGCCCTGGCCGTCGATGATGTCGTCCCATTTCAGGATCTTCGAGACGATGAACTGGCCAACGCGCGGCGTGCCCTCGCACACGAGCATCCCGCAGCGCAATGGACTGCGATAGCCCAGCGCCTCGTCGTCGTGCCGGTTGACGGCCATGTTCTTGGGCCGGCCGTAGGGACGAAACGGCTCAGGCTCGTGCTTTGTAAGACTCGCTTCGAGCTTGAGCCCGGCGTCGTACTTGCGGCGCGTCTTCGCGTCTTTGAGCACGTCGTAGGCGTGTTGCAGACGCTGAAACTGCTCGCTCGCGTCCGGCTCTTTGTTGTGATCGGGATGCAGCTGCATCACCAGACGCCGATAGGCTTTCTTGAGCTCGTCGGCCGTCGCTGTCTGCTTGATGGCCAGGATCGTGTAGAGTGTCAGGGGGCCGGTGGGCGTGCGCGGACGCTTGTCGGCCCCGTTCGTTGCCGGCGTCCCGTCGTCAAGATCGTCGAGAAACCAGGCGCGCAGGACGGATTCCGGAAAGACGAGCGAACGATCGTTCTGGCCAAGATATCCCGATGCGTTCGACGTGCCGTCGTCGCGTGCTTTGGCGCGGCCGACGTACTCGACGCGCAGGACGCGCAGCTCGCTGGCGGCGCCGGGACCGGCCGCCGGAATCTGGAGCGTCACGCCCAGATGCTGCTCGACCAGGCGGCAGATCTCCGGCGCTTTCTCGTGGGCGATGATCCAGCGCTTGCGCGCCTGGTCCCAGCGCCGGTCGTTGTACGGCAAAGCCTTTATCGCGGCGACGAGCGCCGCGTCATACGGACTTTCGAGCGCCAGGCCGCCGTCGGCCGGGCTCAGACGTGCGATTGGCATCATGAAGCTCCTGTGCTTGCCGCTCCCACTCCAGGGCGCCGCAGATGCAGTCCGGGCGCGTCGTCATCGGATCGGGATCGGTATTGGGCATCGCCGGGTAAAAGCCGCAGCGCGTGCAGGGCGTTGTCAGGTCGTCAGGCGGCCGGGTGAACTCGCCACAGGCCGAGCATTGACCGGCCTCGATGCATTCGCAGATCAGCGTGCCGGCCTCGGGAACATACAGCATGCGCGGCATATAGCCGGTGCCATGACAGTCTTTGCAGGCGTTCTTGTGGCGTCCCAGCCAGTCGATGGCGAGCATCTCGGTCTCACGCTGATGGCGATAGCAGGCGCGCGTGTGGCGAAAGGCGCTCACGGCAGATCCTCTTCAGGCTGAAGCCAGCGTGCGAGGCGACGCAGCAGCACGACGAGCGTCGTCAGGGTCACAAGGCGGCAGAATGTATTGATGCTGGTGACAATCATGATGACGCCTCGCTGACGACGTTGCCGTCGGTATCGATCTGCCCGCCGTATTCGTCCGCGCGCTTCATCCCGGCGAGCAGATCGGGAAAGACGACGTCGGTGACAAAGCCGATCGCGCGCCACCTGAGCATGTTCGCGCCGTATTTCTCCCAGTTGCCGCCGGCCTTGATGAGCCCGGCCTTCTCGGCGTCCTTGCGCGTATAGGTCACCTTGAACTGGAGGCCGTTCGCGCGCTTCATCCAGACGGTGCAGGCGTCGGGCTGCTCGTCGATGCTAAAACCGGCCAGGAGACCTGACTGGTAGATAATCGCCAGGGCGCCGCGCGGGCTCAGGCTGAGCTTCCCCTCGATGGCGTAGATCAGGTCGAAGCCGGCGGTCAATGGCAAGCCGAGCTCATAGGCTTTGATCATGATGAAGACGGCCTGGTCTGGCGTGTCGACCTTGGCCAGTCGCGACTTATGGATCACGGTGGCAAGGTTGATAATCGAGCCGATCATCTCGGGCGTCAGCTCGCGCCGTGCCAACGAGGTCGACGGCTCAGGATTGTGGTCAAGCACCAGCGGCGCAGATGCAGCCGGTTCCGGTGCATAGATGGCGTTTGTTCCAGACATAACAGACTCCTACATAACGGCGTAGAGAACCTCGTCAGGGTCAACGTCGGGCAGCATCGCGTCTTCGGCCTCACGTGCGAGGACGGCGAGGCGCGTCTGGTCCGAGAGGCCAAGCGCCTGCCGGATCTTGCGCTTGGTCTCCGGGCCGATGCCGTCGAGCTTCGCCGTCGACGAGAGATCGGTCAGCAGGTCGAGCAGCCAGGCGGCGCTATTGCCGGCCTGCTTGAGCAGTTCATGCGCGCGGTCTTCGCCGATGCCCGGTAGCGCGAGAATAATGTCTTCGGCGGGCGTCATGAACAGCATGTCGCGCGGCGGCCTGACGCGCTTCTGCGTGCGGTCGCGCTTCGCCAGCAGATAGACCTGGTCTTGCAGCTGCTCGACGCTTTGCAGCCAGACGACGCCCACGCCGGCCTCCTGGATGCTCAGCAGCGTACCCTGGATGGCCTTCCAGTCGAAGGCGGTTGTATTGCCGTTATGCACGGTCTTGCTGCTCGTGTTGGGCTTGAGCTCGCCGTCCAGAATGAGATAGATCCACTCGCTGCCACGCTGGCGCAGCTGCGCGAGTAACGCCGGCAGGCGCTGCGTCCGGATGTAGTCCAGGAGCTCGCCCGTGGGCATGTAGCGGCAGACGAGCATCGTGCCGTCGCTGGGCATGACGAGGATGAGCTCGGGGTCGTTCAGTGGCAGCGCCGTCCGCTGCCACGCCTGAAAGTGCCGGGTAAAGACCGGCGAGGGCTGCTCGTCGAGACAGATTGCACGGACAGGATGATCAGTCATACTGGCACCGCCAATTCTTCAACCGTGCGGCGAAACTTAAGAAACGCTTGCACGAGCTCCTTGTGCCCGCCTTCCGTGTTGGCAATGCGCATCCAGGCCGTGGGATCAAGCATCGGGAGGGTTGCCTCGATAAGGTCAATCTCCGTCGCAAGCGCTTGCACGTCCTCTATCGAGATGTTTCGGATCAGGCGGGCAAAGGTCTGGATATGGATGAGTGTTTCGTGGGCTTCAATACTCACGTCTGGCCTCGCAAGCTAGAACGGCAGCCAGTTCGGCAGCGCCTGGACTTCGGGTGAGTTCTCGTTGAAGTACTTGGCCATCACCGGGCTGGTCGCGAGGGTCTGCAAGAACTTCTTGCGGTCTTCGCCGCAGCCCGTCCAGAGCATCGGCAGCGTTGACGCGGCGAAATCGCGCTCGGCGGAGTTCTCTGGCTGAGAACCTCCTGGAGCTTGCGCCGGCGCAGCCTGGGGCGATGCTGCCTGGCTGCCGTTGCTCGGCGTCTTGAAGAATTCGGCGCTCGCTGCGCGACACGTCGCCTCGTCCGGATAGAGCTCCTCGAAGACGATCGCCGTCAGCTCTTTCGTCTCGTTATTCTTGACATAACTGCCTGACTTCTTGAGCGTCATCCGGCAGTAGCTGCTCAGGAGATTACTGATCGGGACGTTCAGACGCTGGATGCTGGGCAGTGTGAACTTCTTCCACTCGTCCGAAAAATCGACCATCTCGCGGTCGATGGTGTAAGTCCCGCCGTCGCGCTTCGGTGCGGTGACTTGCAGCTTGATGGCAACGCGGCGCAGGTCGAGACTATCGCGCGTCGCGTCGTACAGACGTTTGCCCGTGCCTTTCTCAAGCACACAAAACCAGCGGTCGACGATGGTGATCTGGCCGAAAACGGTGCGCTCGGTGGGCTGTTCGGGCGGGTTCAGGAGTTGCTTGTCGAGCTCGTCGAGCTCGGCGTCAGGGGTCGTTGCAAAGGGTTGTGCGGTCATGACTGTGGATCTCCTGTTGATAGATTGTGGATACCGGCAATTGGCGGCAGATTAGGGATGAATGGTGATCACGCGAGGCATCGCCCTGGGGGCACCCGGCGCGTCGTGCTCCCGGAGTCGAGCGACGGCCGAATGGCAGTGCTGCAGCAGTTCGGCGATGTCGGCGTCGCGCTCCAGATCGGGCGGAAAGCCTGCGGTCATCGTCTTGATCGCGTCCTCCTGACCTTCGAACTCGACGATGAGCTGCGCAAGCCAGTCGGCGTCGGTCGGTTCGGCGAGGATGGGAACGCGGACGCAATGCCAGGACTTCTGCACCGGCACTGGCATGTCAGGCTTCCAGTAGAGACCGGCGCAGGACCAGCAGCCCCACCAGTGATTGTTGTGGCCGGGCTCACGCTCGACGATCAGGCCGTGAACGAGCGTGTCAAGTTTCGTGACGGGACACGTGTAGCGTTGGCCGTCTTTGGGTAGCTCAGGCGTTGGCACGTGATCGGGAGCGATCAGAATCGGCGTTTTCGGCGCGATGCTGGGCGCCGTCTCGGTCGTGAGATTTAACATGGATACTCCTATCGGATATGGCCGGCTCGTCGTGCGGCCGGCTCAAGCTGGTTGCGATGCTGTTCAGGGCCAGGGCGATGACGATCATGGCGAGTGTGAGCAGCAGCAGTGTCGCGAACGCGATGCCGCCGACCATGCCCAGCTGCCAGCCGGTGAGATCAAAGAGATTCGTGACGTCCTCCTGTGTGTGCTTGTGTGTGCCGGCAGACCAAAGACGCGCTCAACGGCTCAGTCTGCCGGCGGGTAGCTCAGACCGTTTTGTTTGTGCGTGCCTCGTCGGCTGCGATTCACCTCCTGCCTAGGCTGTGGCGATCTCATAAGGCTCCGTCGTGTGACGGATGGGCGGCATAGCGGGCTGCCGTGGGCCACCGACGAGGCTATCGTCCGTTTGCTTCTCGCGCATCCCGGCTGGCTGCCTGCTTTCGTGTAAGCTCTCCCGCAAATGTCGCAGTCATGCCAGCCCGTAGTTCGCGCAGCTTATCCAGCGCGGCGCTATGGTCTGGATAGATGGTCATCATGGGTTCGTCGTTGGCGAGGATTCGCCACTGCCGATTGATGAGTGCGATGCGATACGTCATGCGGGCACCTCAGCAGACAGTTGATTAGTCTGTCCTGTCAAATCTGCTTGACGCTTGGCCAAAAAAAGAGCGAGATCGAATTCGTCGATTGCCCATCGAGTGACTTTAGCGACCGTGACACCCATGGTTTCTGCGATGTCGCGGGCCTTCGCAAGCTGTACGCCACTGAGTTGGACTGAGGCCAGGTCTCTGTCAGGTGTATCGGTCATAACTACCTCTGTAACATGGATTCAACTGTCAAGCAGATTGTACAGGAAGTTTGCAACTTTGTCAACTATTCTACGTAGACATGTTGTATTCAAGTGTATATACTGGGGAGGGCGTTGAATTGATTCTACAGTTGAGGATGACTGACGTGGTAAGCGGTCTCTTGGTCTATCTTGAAAAGGCGGTCAAGGATCGCGGATGGTCAATGGCCGAGCTTGCCAGGCGAGCGGAGATCAGTCGCGCGACATTTACACACTGGCGTCGCAATCCAAACACACAACCTGATAGCGAGACGCTTTACGCACTGGCTGAGGCTCTTGACGAGCCATTAGACGATTTGATGACGGCACTGGGAGTTGAAACCGGAAAGCGCGACGGCAGTATCAATGACGAGCGACTTACGATGATTCTTCGGTCGATTCCGGAAGGCCCTCAGATTGTTGACGCATTGGCTCGAGCAACGCCCCAGAACCGTCGGGCATTGATTCAATATATTCTCTTTCTGGATGAACAGGGCCGATCATCATAGCCGGGTAACGTCGTTTGAGCTCCTGATCAATACGGCGGAGTGCATCGCGGAGATTCATCGCGGCTCCAATTATAGAACGATTGTTCTTATAGAACTTACACCCGTAAGCGTAGACATGTCAAGCATCTGTATTGTCTACGAGATATGATAGTTTATCGTTTCAGGGCAATCGTCCAGCTTACATCATCAAGATGTCAGGGACCGTCACAATCTGGAGGTCGGTATGAAGCGTATCGGCGACATCTGGCGAGGCGGCATCGGCGGCAAAGTCGGGATAAGCTGCGGTGGACTGGTACTCCTCATCGGTGCTTGTTTGGTTTGTGGAATCATCGGCAGCCTGGTGGCAAAACCCCAGACGTCAGCACGATCGGTTCCGACGGTGCAATCCGCTGCCGGGGCCGTCGTCGCAGTCGCATCACCGACGACCGCAGCTGCGCCAACGGAGGCAGTTGCACCTACTGATGTACCAACTCCGACCGCGATTGTTGCCTCAATCAATACGCCAGTCGAGTCTGATCGCTGGCGGGTCACTATTACCGGTGTCAACCTGGCTCCAACACTCAGCTTCAAGGGTCAGACCCTGACGCCAAAAGGCCGGTGGCTCGTTGTCCGCGGGACAGCGCATAACAAGCAAGCGAAGGAGGACCGACTGTCGCTCCGGGATTTTGTCTTGCAAACCGCCTCGGATGCAATACGCGGGAATGGAGATGCGACCGGCGCGGCCGGGCTCCAGGTCGGCATCGAGCATACGATCGCCGGGGTCGCTGGGATTGCGGTGCCATCGAATGGTGATCTGGATGTCATCGTGGCGTATGATGTACCGCGCGACCTGTCGCACGCAACCGTCCACGCGGCAGGGCTGGATGTCGATCTCCCGATTGGCGATGATGTTGCCTTTCTACCTACGGCGGTCCCAACCGCGACGCCGCTCCCGCCAACTATCACGCCAACGCCTCCACCAACGGACACACCGGCCCCGACAAACACCGCACTCCCGCCGACCGAAACGCCCGTGCCGCCCACGGCGACGCCGGCACCTGAGCCGATCTCGCTCAAAGGACACGGCCAGAAAGTCACCGATAAGTTCACCCCGCCCGGAGCACTGACAACAATCGGTTTTACCCACGATGGCGATAGTAACTTCGCGGTCTTCGCCTACGACGCGAAGGGCACAAAAACATTACTCGTCAATACGATTGGGCACTACTCCGGCACACACCTGCTCGTCGGAACCGACGCGCCGTTATTCCTGGAGGTGCAGGCGGATGGGAACTGGACGGCGGAGATCAAGCCGCTGGCGGTCTCAAGCCAGCCGCTCGATAGCTTCGACGGCCAGGGCGATATGGTTAGCGATGTCTTCCAGCCGTCTGCCTCCGGCCCGACCCCGTATACATTCACCCATACCGGCGAAAGTAACTTTGCTGTGTTCCTCGTGTGCGCGGATGGGCGGGATCTTCTGCAGAATGAGATCGGCGCGGTGAACAATGAAGGGGTCGTGACGTTCGGTCAGCCGCCATGTCTCTGGGAAGTCCAAGCTGACGGCAAGTGGACCATCCATCCGAAATAGCGGCGGCGGCGTCCCAGGCCCTGGTGAGGACGTGGGCCGGCAGCCCTAACAGCAGCCCACTGCTCGCCGGGAGGACGTCGAGGTGTATCAGACGGAAGGAGGCGATCCATGCCAACGAGTAACACACTCTACTACGGCGATAACCTCGACATTCTACGCGAGTACATCCCCGACAGCAGCGTTGACCTCGTGTACCTCGATCCACCCTTCAATAGCAGCCGCAATTACAACGTGCTATTCAAGGACGAAAGCGGGAAGGATAGCGAGGCCCAGATAGCGGCCTTTGAGGATACATGGCATTGGAACGATGCAGTAGAGCGCGCCTACGGTGAGCTGGTCACAGCGGCGCCGGAGCGTGTAGGGCAGACAATAGGAGCCCTCCGCCAGATTGCAGGCCATACAAGCCCGATGATGGCCTATCTCGTGATGATGGCCGCGCGCCTCGTGGAGCTTCACCGCGTCCTCAAGCCGACCGGCAGCCTCTATCTACACTGTGACCCGACAGCCAGCCACTATCTCAAGGTCATCCTCGACACAATTTTTGACCCACGCAACTTCCGTAACGAGATTACTTGGAAGCGCACCAGTGCCCACAACGATCCTAAGCGATGGGGCGGCGTTCACGATGTATTGCTGTTCTACAGCAAATCACCCGACAGATCGACCTGGAACCCAGAGTTTCAGCCGTATGACGTGGACTACTTAGACGCCAAGTATCGCAACAGTGACGACCGAGGAAAATATCGACTCAGTGACCTCACAGCGGCGGGGACGACACAAGGCGATTCTGCCAAACCATGGCACGGCTATGACCCGTCAAAGATCGGCCGTCATTGGGCAGTCTCGCGCGACGTCGTCGAGGCATTATCCAAGCCCGACACGGCCAGCAATCTGACTACCCAACAGAAGCTAGACCTCCTAGATGAACACGGATACATCTACTGGACGCCGAGAGGCAGGAGTGGTGGACCAGGCTTTCCCCAGTTCAAGCGCTATCTGGGCAAAGGCGTACCGATCCAAGACGTCATCAACGATATACCGCCGATCAACTCAATGGCTCAAGAGCGCCTCGGCTACCCCACACAGAAGCCCCTAGCACTCTTAGAACGCATCATCAACGCCAGCAGCAACCCCGGCGACCTCGTGTTAGATCCCTTTTGCGGCTGTGGCACCACAATAGCAGCCGCCCAGAAACTAGGCCGGCGATGGGTTGGCATTGATATAACCCACCTGTCGATCGCCCTCCAAAAGTATCGCCTTGCTCAAATGTTCCCAGGCATAGCCTTTAATGTCATCGGCGAGCCCCTCGACGTGGGAGCAGCCGCCCAGCTCGCCCGCGACGATCGCTATCAATTTCAGTGGTGGGCACTATCCCTTATCCGAGCTCGCCCGCTGGGAGGCCAGGAGGGGAGCAAGGCCGGCAAGAAAGGCAGCGACAAAGGGATCGACGGCGTGATCACCTTCATCGACGACGCCACCGCCAAGCCCAAGCGCCTGCTCGTGCAGGTCAAAAGCGGCCACGTCAAGAGCGGCGATGTACGCGACCTACGCGGCACCGTGGAGCGTGAAGGTGCAACGATCGGAGCATTTATCACCCTCGAGCCCCCCAGCCGCGATATGCGGGCCGAGGCCGCCAGCGCCGGCTACTACAAATCGCCAGGTTGGGGGAGGGACTATCCAAAGATCCAGATCCTACCGATCGCTGACCTTCTCACAGGAGCACAGGTTCAGATGCCGCCGGCGTATGGCACCTTCAAGCAGGCACAACGTGTGGAGATGCCAGCCGCAGAGCAGCAGGGCCTGGACCTGTAGCGTCGCCGACACGTCCCTCTTTAACTCCCAGCACCTTTGTGCTATGCTGCCTCGTATGGCCGATCTGCACTGCAAGCGCTGCCACGCTGTCTTGCCGGTCACGGTGAGCGACGACGGGAATGTGCTCGCGACTCAAGACGGGGACACGCGTTATCCCTTCATGCTGCGCTGTCGTTCGTGCGACACGCGTCTCTACTGGCAACCGCAGCGCTTGACACCAGGTAGACGTAAGGTGTAGATTTCTTTCGACAACTGACTGCGGTCCGACGATGGTTCGGCACCGAGCGAGATAGGCGCCGCTCATGATCCAGATGGATCTGAGCGGCGTTTTTTGCGTTGTGGGGAGAGCATGCATGCCACTGGCGCGGCACCTACGCGAGGCCGGGACGGGCGGCGAATATATGAGCGCGGTCACGCTGATCCTGCTGGGCCTGGCTGCCGTGCTGCACCTGTCGCCGTCAAGCATCGTCCTGTATCTCCTCAGTCTCAAGTTCCCCGGCCTCTGGCTGGGCCTGGTGTTCCTGATTGGCGCGATCCATCTGATCGCCCTCTCGTTCTGGCCGTATTTTCATTGGGTTGTGATCCGCAAAGTGTGTTCGCTCTGTGGGGTCATCCCGTGGCTGGTCATTACGTGGCAGGTGTTCCAGGCCGGCAACGCTGGCGCAACCATCTGGATTGGTCAGATTACTGTGTTTCTGCTCATGGCGATCTTCCGGCCACTTCGCACCTACGTGGCGCCGGCATGAGCATCGATCAGTACGTCGGGCTGATTGGCGGCGCGGTGGGCGTGATTGGGATGCTCAACTCGCTCCGCAAGACCCGTATTGATGACCGGACATCGGCGGTTGAGGGCTTGCAGGTGCTGGTTGAGCAGTTGCAAGCGCAGCTCGACGCGACCACCAAACGGACCAAGGAGCGGGAGTCGGAGCTCGAAGCGACGATCGTGCGTGTCCATGGCGAGCTGCAAGCATCGCGCGCCGATTGCCAGCAACAGATCAGTGTGATGCAGACGAAGCTCGCTGAGCAGGCCGAGACGATCAGCCGCCAGGCGATCCAGATTACCCAACTCGACCGGCGGCGCAGATCGGAAGGACAGGGAACATGAACGGTTGGGACATTGCCACGTATGCCACGTCAGCAGCGTTCCTGGCACATTGGTTCACCTCGGGCATGACGCTTGCCGCACCGACACGGCCGTCCTGGGTGGCCTTTAGCTCCAATGCCGTCGTGAGCATCATCTTCACGGCAATCATGGCGCTTGCTAATGCCCCGGCCGGTATGGTCTGGACGCCACAGACCTATGCACAGGTCGCCATGGCGGGGTTGCTTGCAGCGGCAGGCTCGGCCGGGGCGAGTGTGACGCAGGCCTCGGCAGAGACGAAGCGTAATCAAGCGGCGGCGGCGACAAGTGAACCCGATCCAGTGACGCCGACCCCGCAGACAGGAGGTTGACATGGATCCCGCAGTCTTGATTGACCTGATCGTTCTCATCCTAGCCTGTATCGCGGCGGCATTGTCCTGGCGGACCGTTGCGAGCTACCTCTGCCTGGTCATCGCTGTGATCATGCTGATCGCACTGCTGCCCGGAGGACCGTGGTAATGACGTTCGCCTGGGACGGCCGGCGTCTCGCCGATGTCGCGGCGCTCGAAGCCTACATCGCGAGCTTCGGCGATGCGGCGCTCGCCTGGATTCAGGGCGTGACCGCCCATCATACCTGGTCGCCCACCCTCGTCCAATGGCACGCGACCGGCGGCGAAGCGCAGATGAAGGGCCTCGCGCACTACTACCAGTACGAGGTCAAGAATAAGGACGGGAGCGTCGGCTGGTCGGCCGGGCCGCACCTGTTCATCGCCGACGATGCGCTCTGGGTCGGCACACCGTTCAACACGCAGGGCGTGCATGCCACGATCTGCAATAGCCACTATCTCGGCTTCGAGGTCGTCGGCGACTATGACCAGCACTACTGGTCGGCCCAGACGGAATACAACGTGCTGCACGCGATCGCCGCAGTCTTCACGCGCCGCAAGCTGGTCGCGACGTCGATCACACTGCGCGGCCATCGCGACTGTGCCAGCCCGAAGACCTGTCCCGGCACGGCGGTCAGCATGGACGTCGTTCGCCAGAAAGTGAGAGCTGCCATGGCCACGGTTCCTCTTCCCGTCCCGCCGGCCGCCGGCGATCGCCAGATCATCGGCGTGCCGCAGTCGGCGACGGCCGATCAATTCGTCAAGTACCTGGTGAAATACGGCGTCCGCATGCTCGACGTCGAGATGCGCTTTGTCTATGGCGTCTGCCAGCGCTTCGAGGTGGACGCTGCGGCGGTTGCCGGCATGTGGAAGCAGGAGTCGTTCGCCGACGATCCCACGACGCCCGAGCAGGTCGCGGTCATCGGCGGAACGGAGCTGCAGCGCCAGAGTCGCAACCCGCTCAACATCACCGAGCCGGCCACCTCCAGCCGCGACAAGGTGCACTACAACGGCCGCTTCTGGCGCAAATGGGAGAGCTTCCAGCTTGGCCTCGTCGATAGCGTGCTGCACCTCAAAGAGCAGTACGGCGCGCATGGACTCCTGAGCTTGCAGCAGATTATCCCGGTCTTTAGTCCCGCAAGTGATGGAAACAGCCCGCAGGTCTATATCGCCAATGTTATCAAGCGTATGGACGAGATGAAGAATTTGTAGCAGGTAGTTACGTTTTATGGCATTAGGAAGCTATAAATGGTATAATAAGAATGCCCCGGCGGTGTCTCACCACCCCGGAGCGTGGCCCAATCTAGTTAGGAGATCAGGCATGTCTAGTATACCTCAGACGTTCTACGTCTATGTCCTCGCACGTCCGGATGGTCGCCCTTTCTATGTCGGCAAAGGGACCGGGAAGCGCATCTACAAGCATGACAGCGAAGCCCGTTCCGGTCACAAGTGCCTTAAGTGCAGCACCATTCGCAAGATTTGGAAAAGCGGTGGCGAAGTCCAACGCTACGTTATCTTTACGACGAATGACGAAGCCGAAGCACTTGCATACGAAATAAGGGCGATAGCTCTATACGGTCGTGAGAATTTGACCAATGAGACAGATGGTGGCGAGGGAGTAACGAACCTTTCAGAAGAGGCACGTGTGAAGATTGGCAGGGCGAGTAGGCAGATGTGGTCTGATCCTGAGACGCGGTCTAGGATAAAACAGACGATGGCTGATCCTGAGAAGCGTGCCAAACAAAGTGCTCGGCTGACACAGAAATGGTCTAACCCTGAAGCTCGTGCACATCAGAGTGCTGTGATTAAGCAGATTTGCTCCGATCCTGAGGTGAAGGCTAAAAAAAGTGCCGCCAGTAAAAAGGCTTGGTCTAACCCGGAAGCACGAGCACGGCAAAGTCTTGCAGTAAAAGCGATGTGGGCACGACGCAAGGCTGAACGGGATAAGGAGACCTAAACGCTATGAGCAAGCTGCGCTTCACCATCGCTTTTTCAGTGCTCTGTGTGGCCGCCATCGCCGCGTTCATCTTCGGTAGCGCTTACGCCATGGCGACCGTTCCTGGCACGTACCTGCCCCAGCTCACGACGGACCCAGGCCCGATCACTGTCGTGCAGGTCCCGATCGACTTCCTGCCGGACTCGCCCTTTGTGGCGACGGACGGTAGCGGGCAGCTCTGGCTGGTCGTCCAGGGCGTTGTGGGGTCAGAGCATACCAAGGTCGCAGTCGTGTATCGCATCCAGCCCAACGGCACGCCGATCGAGATGCAGCGCGCGCCGACGATCTATGCGCAGCCGAAGTTCGCAGAGCGCGCCGGTCAGGAGGTCGTGTACGGCGCCGATCGAGACGGCAATGTGCACTTCGTGCCGGTCGAAGGCTGGGCGCCGTGAACTCAAAATGTCGACCTGACACTATCACCATTAATCATGATTGTTTGGGTGAAAAACTCTATTTACTATAGCTTACGCGAAATTTACTCCAAAAATGCTGATTAATCATGATTTTTACTTACCATAATCATGATTTGAACTTGAGAAAGAAACAAGAAAAAGTGTTTACAGGAGGTTTTTGAAAGTTTATTTTTTTGGATTTTTGCCCAAAACAGGCTGATTTTTAGGACCTCTCAAAGAAAATACTGAAAAAATATACTCAAAATGCCGATAATAAAAATTAAAAACTCAATTCTTTACACTATTTTTTAGTAAGTACTGGATTTTTGGGAAGATTTGATGTCGACAACAAGTACACCTGAAAAAAGAGGAACGCGACCGCCGGATGATTGGCAGGCGCGCTTCCTGGTGTCACTCGGCGAGTACGGCAACGTCAGCGCGGCCGCGCGCGCTGCCAAGGTCTCACGTGATTTTGCCTATACCCAGCGGGCCAGTGATGATGTCTTCAAAGCTGCCTGGGATGCTGCGCTTCAGCGCGGCACCTCCGGCCTGGAAGACGAAGCTCGGCGGCGGGCCTACAAAGGGGTTCGGCGCGAAGAGATTGTCTATTACCAGGGTCAGCCGGTCGGTAAGAAGGCGATCACCGAGTATAGCGATACGCTGCTCATCTTTCTCTTGAAGGCGCATGATCCGAAGTTCCGGGAGACGACCCGAAACTTCAATATCAATCTGACGCCTGACGAGGCGGCGAAGCTGACCGACGATGAGCTCGAGCAGCTCGGAAAGCAGCGCGGCTTATGGTAGCGTTTCGCCAGCCGAGTGATATCGACCTCATTCTCCTGCGCGAGCGTCGACGACGTCGCGTTACGACGCCCTACGAGCCGTCCGTTGCCGAGTTTACTGCCGCGACCAAGATCACCGTGCCGCAGGCCGGCAATACGGCGACGATGCCCTTCGTGCTCTGGCCGGCCCAGGGCGACGTGCTCGACCAGATGCAGCGCGACCGACTCCTGATCATCCTGAAAGCCCGCCAGCTGGGCATCAGCTGGTTAGCCTGTGCGAATGCACTCTATGAATGTGTGATGAAGCCCGGCCAGGTCTGGTTGCTCTTCAGTCTCGGCCAGGCTGAAGCCAATGGCCTCGTGCGACGCGTGCGCTTCATGTATGCCAATCATGCCGAGCGCGAGCGTCTGCCGGCACTGGCCTCGGATAACACGTCAGAACTGACCTGGACGAACGGATCCCGCATCACCAGCCTGGCGGCGACCAAGCGCGCCGGCCGCTCCTGGACGGCGTCAGGCGTCGTGATGGACGAGCATGCCTTTATGCAGTATGGCCGCGATCTGACCGACGCCGTCGAGCCGACGATCAACGACGGCGGCAAGCTGTTCAAGATCAGTAGCGCCGACGGCAATGGGTCCGAGTTTCATCAAAGCTGGCAGGCGGCCGAAGCGGGCCAGAGCCTCTACACGCCCGTCTTCCTGCCCTGGCAGGCCAATCCCACGCGACCGCCCGACTTTCGCGACAAGTTGCTCGAGACCGCGCTTGACAGCTCCAGCGTCTACCGCGAATACCCGGAGAACCCGATCGAAGCCTTCACGCATGCCGCCGGCCTGATCTATGGCGGCGTCTGGAGCGACGGCCCGGAGGACGGCAACGTCACCGAGCTCGCCGAATATGTCGAGGGCGCCGGGCCGGTCTACTGGGCGCTCGACGACGGCTACAGTGCAGGGAGTTCCACGAAGAGCGCCGGCCTCAATCGCGAGCTCGGCATGTACGCGGCCGATGCCCACCCACGGGTCTTCCTGCTCTGCCAGCACAAGCCGGACGGCCATCTCGACGTCTTCTATGAGGACTATGCGTGTCTCGTCTTGAGCGACGAGCATATCGAGCGTGTCAAGGCGCTTCCCTACCCGGCACCCGACTTCGCGTCGCATGGCCCCGGCAGCGCGGAGATCCGGGGCCGCCTGCATGCCGCTGATATCCCGGCGCGCCAATCGACGGCCGACGTCGACGAGTCGATCAAAGAGATGCGCCGGGGGCTCGCTGCCGACCGGAACACATGGCGGCGCACGCGGGTGCATCCGCGCTGCACCCAGTTCCGCAAGGAGATGGCCGCCTATCGCTTCGAGCCGGGCAGCGAGAAGCCGATCAAGGCGTTTGACCATGGCCCCGACGCATTACGCGGCTTGCTCTGGACGCTGCGCGGGACGCTGTAGGGAAGGGACACACATGACCAACGGCATATCGCCCGATATCCTGAAGCACTCCGTCACCCGGGACGATCACATGAGTGTCGCGCAGGGCGGCGCATTCCTGCTCCAGTTCACCGTGCCGGTCTACGGGCCTGCCGGCGGCTCGGACCTCCCGGCGTACTGGTCGCCCAGCCGGGACCAGGTGCTGAGACTCAGCATCCACCTTGAAAGCATGTGGGGCTCGGCACTGGGCAAGGCGATCACCAAGATCGCGGCGCAAGGCTGGGAGATCGCCGACAGCGACGAGAGCAACCTGCGCGTCAAGCGCGGCCAGGATCTCTACCTCACGGCCGACAACGGCGCAGGCTGGGTCACGTTCATCAGCCGGCACCTGCGCGACTTCCTCACGACGGATAACGGCGCCTTCGTCGAGATCGTGCGCGCCAGTCCGGCCGCAGGCTCGAAGATCCTCGGCCTGATGCACCTCGACTCGATGCGCTGCCTGCGCACGGCGGATCCGGAGATCCCGGTGATCTATCGCGACCGCATGGGCGGCCAGCATGAAATGCGCGCGCATGAGGTGTTGATGTTCGCCGACATGGCCAGTCCGACCGAGACCTTCAACGGCGTGGGCTTCTGTGCCACGAGCCGCGCCTATCGCACAATCTACAAGCTGGCCGCGATGGAGCTCTACGGCTACGAGAAGGTCTCAGGGTCGGGTGCGACGTCGCTTGAGTTCGTGCAGGGGGTCACCGAAGCGTCGCTCAGGTCGGCGCTCGTGACCGCCGAGAACCAGCAGGTTGCCAAGGGCGCGGTCTATTACAAGGGCTCAATCGTGATCCCGCTCCTCGGCGACACGCCGCCCAACCGGACGAGTATCCCGCTGAAGTCGATGGGCGACGGCTTTGAATTGGAGAAGGAGCGTGACAACGCCTACCTGGTCTATGCTAACGCCATCGGCATTCCGGTCCAGGATATCAAGCCCTTGAGCGGCCAGGGCCTCGGCACCGGCACGCAGACGGTCATCCTGGCCGAAGCGGAGGAAGGGCAGGGCCTGGCCGCCTGGCGGAAGCAATGGGAGCACGCCCAGAACGAGCGGGTGTTGCCTGAAACGACGACCTTCTCCTGGTCGACCAACGATATCCGCGACCAGAAGAGCAAGGCCGACGTGTCGCTGGTCCGCGCCCAGGCACGCGCGGCACAGGTCGGCTCCCAGGAGATCACGCCGGCGCAAGCCTTGCAGATCGCCGTGGACGCCGGCGACGTTCCGCGTGAGTTTCTGCCGGTCGACCAGACGCCCGGCGGCGCGCTCGACGATACCGAAAAGCCGCTGGTCGACGCCGGTGTGCCGGTCCCGACCGCGCCCAACGGCACACCCCTCCCTGCCGCCGATCCGCGCTTTGCCGACCTGCATGCGGCACTGGCGCGGCTCACCGGTGGACCGGCAGCCGGTGTGCCCCAGATCGCGGCGAAAGCACGCGATCCCTATGCTGACGTCGCCGAGCTGCTCGACGAGGACGAGGCGGTCGCACTGGCGGACGAGGTGAGCGATGGATAGTCAGGCGCGTTGCAAGAATTGCCGATGGTGGGAGCAGCCAGAGACGCCAGGCACTTGGGGCGCATGCTTACTCACGTTCATCCGATATGGCACCGAGGATCAGCCGAAGTCGCTAGCGTTGGCCTACGCCTATGACGACGGCAACGCCCAAGCCATAGAGCGAACTGAACTTGCCACCGCTCCTGATTTTGGCTGTATCCAGTTCGAGGTGAGCGATGAATAAGCCAAAGATTGTCTTCGCCGGCATTCGCTACGAAACCGTCGTCGTTCGGACGTCGCCGCCTGACCCGCATCCCGACGTGGTGCTTGGTGCCGAGCGCGAGGCAATGCATGAGGTCGCGCTGGCCATGCGAGAGCACTTAGATCGGGAGTTTATGCGAGCGCTTATCGGTCCTTTGCAGGACGTGACGCCAAACACGTTAGAGCAATCCGACGAGGGAAGCGATGCCACCGGTCGCTAAGGCGCAGCCAAAGCCGCTGGAGCGCCTCATCGCCAGGCTGACCGAGGCCATCGACCAGGCGACCGGCGATCTTGCGGACGGCGATATCGCGGTGCAGGCCTGGCGGGATATAGTGGCGAAGGACCTGGCCACCTACCACGCGGCGGCCTATTTCACCGGTGCCGGCACACGCGAGATGGACGACCAGGCGCGGGCGACCGTCGCCAAGCAGGTTCAGAAGCAGCTCGACTTTCTGGACAACTTCGCACTGGAAATTCAGAAAACCGATGAGTTCGAAGCCGGCTGGGACGCACGGGCGGCGATGTACGCCGAAAGCATCAAGGCGCCGTACTGGTCGGGCCGCACGAAGCTCCTGCCGCTCCCAGCGCTGCCTGGCGACGGGACGACGCAGTGCAAGACGCACTGCCATTGTCTCTGGAGTATCGACACGCTGGACGAGGACGCCGGCGACTATGACGCGAGGTGGATCCGGGGCGTGAGCGACTCCTGTCAGACATGCGTGCAACGCGCACAGGATTGGGCACCATTGAGAATACGCGGCGGTGTGCTGCAATAAGGAGCAACTATGGCTGATCCAGCAACAAGTGATGGCAGACCAACAGTAGGCGGCCCATCGCAGCCGGTTACTGTGATGAACCCTGGCGGTGGCGGTGGAACACCAGGGGCACCTTCAAGTAACGTGACGTCAGTCCAGGGTGTCACGGGTGGCACACCAGTCCCAGTCGCAGGTGGTGCGAACGCTGTCACCACAGCCATCCTCCAGAACGCGGCGACCGGGACCGGCAACGGAACGGCCATCGACGTGAGCGGGATGAGTACGCTCCTCCTCTATACAACATTTACCGCCACCGCCACCGTTACATTCGAGGCTAGTCCAGATGATACAAACTGGATAACCCTCACGGGTGAAACATACTCGACAGGCGCCCTCGCGTTCTCATCGACGACAACAGCCGCCTATCGTTTCAATGTATCCGGCTATAAATCTGTCCGTGCCCGCATCTCCGCCTATAGCTCCGGCACCGTCACGGTCATTGGTCGCGCTCAGGCCAACGAGGGGCCAATGCCGCAGACAAACGTGGCGCTGTATGGCGCGGGTGGTACGACGGCAGCAGGTGTGCTCGCAGCCGTCGACGGTCAGGGCGCAGTTTCAGCCCTTGCCGTGTCCCCGCAAGGAAACCTGTTCAACGGTACAAGTTGGGATAAGCAGCGAACGCCCAGCGTGTTCAAGGTTGTTGCGCTTACCGCAGCCACCGCAGAGACGACCATCTGGACACCGGCAGGCGGGAAGAAGTTTCGCCTCATGGGCATGATCCTGACCTGTGGTGCGTCAAGCACGCTCACCTTCAAGGATAACACAGCAGGGACGACGATCTTCGCAGCGCGTGGCCTGACAGATACACCCTTCAGCCCGGCAAACATGGGCAATGGCATTCTGAGCAGCGCTGCTAACCAGCCATTAACTGTTACCAGGGGCACGAGTTGCACACTTGACGGCGTCGTATTTGGTACTGAGGAGTAGCTATGGCTGTTATTGATAACCTCAACGCCGTTCGCACACCCAACACTGATGATGTGAACGTGACCGGCACCGTCGACGGCGTCGAGTACACCGTCCATGTCTGGCTCAGTCACCTTCAGCAGCTCATTGCCAATACACCGGGTGGGGCAGCAGCAAAGAAGGCAGCGGTCAGGCAATACGTTGCGCAGCAACTCAAAGCAGCAGCCGATGCAGCGGCACCTCCGGCACCACCGGCGGGCGTTGACCTGACTGGCGCACCGATCACGCTATGAAGATGAAAGCGATCGTGCCCAAGGGCCTGGTCTTCAATGCGCGTGCACTCGCGCGTGCGGTCGAGAACACACTCGAAGCAGCGGCGAAGGACGTCCAGGTGGACTTCGGTGTGACCACACAAACGTGGAAGCATAAGCCGGAGTTCACCATCGAGCGCGAGGCCGGCCAGCGCATCGTGAGCACGCAGGACGACGTGTATGGCTACGTCTCAGAAGGGACTCGCCCGCATGTCATCACGGCTCACGGTCGTGGTGGTCTTGTCTTTGGTGTGCCGTCCAGTCCAAAGACACATGTGCGGGCAATTGGATCGGGCAGGGGGAGCCGTGGCACTACGATTGTTCATGCTCGGCAGGTGCATCACCCCGGAACAGAAGCACGAGAATTCGAGGAAGTCATCGGTGCCAAGTGGGACAAGCAGCTGCCGGTGCTGATGCAGCGTGCGATCGACAGTGAGGTGTAGGTGATTGCCGAAGCACGGCCACTGATAACGACCATGCTCGAAACCTGGCGGTGCCAAGGCTGCCGACGGGTCCTGGCACGCCTATTCTTGATACCTGGCTCTGTCGTCGAGATCAAGTGTAAGTGCAACACCGTCAATACATTATGTATTGACAAGGCAGACTCAGCACCGTAGAGTAGACGGTAACAACAGAACAAAGGTCCTAGAGGCCCGCCAAAAGACCCGTTGAGGTCCGCAATTGGCGGGCTTTTTGTGTCTCTGGAGTTCCTGAATTGCCTTACAAGCTCGAAAAAGAAGGCGACGGCTACGTGGTCGTCAACAGCGAGACCGGCAAGCGCCATAGCAAGAAGCCGCTCCCGCGCAGGCGTGCGGTCGCGCAGATGCGCCTGCTCTACGGCGTCGAGAATGGTTCCGTCACGAAGGCCGCGAACTATGGAGCCAAAGTCGGCGAGACGATCGCCGGTCGCCTCGTGCGTGGTGCCGGTGGCCGTTTCGGATCCGGCGATGCGAGTAGCGTGCAGGCTGATGCCAACGCGCAGGTAGCGCAGAACCGTGCCGCAAATGCAGCTGCGGGCAAGCCGGGTGCCCATAGGGCGAAGAAACCGCGCAAGGGACGCGCCAAAAAGCCCAAGGCACCGAAGAAAGCGAAAGCGCCCAAGAAAGGCCGCTCGCTCTCCGGCCAGCGCCGGCGTCTTGCCCGCCAGCAGGCGAACCATGCCACCGTCGCCAAGGCGCTCGGCCTCCAGGAAGATGCCGCCGGCGCGCTGTTGGACCTCGCGCAGGGCAAGGCTGTTCCGGATGACGGCGGGCTCGAAAAGATGGGACTGGCCAAGGTCAACGCCGACGGCACATACTCGCTG